ATGTATTTGGTAGTGTTCCACTTAATAAAGAAGGATCACAACTTACTGCTTATCCTGATGTATTTTTATACTCTACATTTAATGATGGTTCTATTGGATTGAATGGAACAGAATTAGCAACTGATCATAGACAGACTATCAGTAAGAGAGGTACTATTTTTAGTTCCAATGATGGTGTAAAAACTATTAGTATCAATGTTACTAATGCTACTACAACTTTAAGTTCTATTACAGATGGAACTTTTGAAAGTAGTCTTGGTACTCTTTATATTGTTAAGTCAAGAAGTGGTGGTGGAAGTCCAACTGCTACAAGTTCTATAACATCATTAGCATATGCTAAAGTTAACAAACCTCTTGTTAATGCATCTAGTTCTGTATTCTACTTAGAACTAACAGTTAAAGGTTCTAAAGATGAATTAGAATTATTACTATTAGAATATGATTCAGGAGATGGAAATAATCTTAGAAAGATATTCTTATCAGCAAGTGATGCAGAAAATGATAATAACGAACTAGGTTATATTGTAGATTATGGTGAAACAATTACTCCTGTAATTGGTAAAGTAAAACCAAGTAATTTCTATCTACAAGAAAGAGGATCTGGATTCAATTCTGATTCTGATATTGTTCTATCCAAAGGCCGTCTTTCTGAGGGTACTGCTGCTTATAATAGTACATTTGCACTATCATACTTTGATCCTTCATTCTTTACTAAAATTTTATTAGAATCTATTCCAGTATCAGGTTTTGATGAAGGTAAGTATGTCTATGGTATTAATAGTGGTGCTTATGGTGTTGTAGAAGGAGCACCATCTGGTGTTTATACTACTGGTAGAATATTATTTGTTAAAACTTTATCTGGTAGATTCCAATCTGGTGAAACTATTAGAGATGAAGGTGGAGTAACAATTAAGATTGCTAAAGATAATACTATTTCACACTTTGTTGTTCAAAATAGAGGTGTTGGATATGCTGATGGTGTAACTATTCTAGTTAATGGAGTTGAGTATGATCCATCTAAAATTCTTGTAACTAAGAATGCTTCTGGTAATGTTATTAAAGCAGAAGTTGTTAATAGAAATGCTGTTAATGTTGAATATGCTCAACCACCAGTTATAGCTGCTAAACAACCAAGTGGATCAGGTAATCCAAGTACTGCTGCGGCCATCGTTCCTGTTTTAAACAGAAATTCAGTAACAACATATACACCACAGAATGTTAAATCTGTTGGATGTACATATGGTTCTGGAAATGCAAATACATTCAGTGCTGACATTGTTATTGATAGTCAGAAATACTCTGAAATTAAGAGTGTAACAGATTTTACATTCTTTGGTAGTAAAGGATACAACTTTATTGAATCTACTAGTTTTAGTGCTGATGCTTCTCCTCTCTTACAACAAGGAGATCTCGTTCAGTTCTCTGATGCTTCTAATACTTTAGTTCGTGCTGTAGTTCAATATTCTACAAAACAAGAAGGATCTGCCAAGACTCGTATATATCTTGATATAGCACTTCCTGGTGATGTAACCAATACTAGTATTGTTCGTTTACGTCCTAGAGTAAGTAATGCTAACCAAGGAACTTTACTCTTCCCAACAGGAAGTAAGCAAGTAGAAAAGATTTCTGCTGGTACTGAAGATAGTAAGATTAAGTACTACTTCCGTAGAGATTTTGTTACTACTGCCTCAACATCTGGTGGTACAGTAACATTTGCTGCACAACTTCCATTTGGAACACAAAGATTCGCTACTTTCTCTGAGAGTAATTTCATCATCACTGTTTTGAACAAAGGTGATGCAACTTCTATTGCAAATGGAGATATCATCTATGTACCTACTGATTCAGTAGAAGTAACTTCTGCTACAGACACTGCTAGTGGCCTTACTTCTGGTAGTATTAGTCTTCAGTTACCATCAACTTATTTTGGAAGTATTGCATCTAATGGAACATTCCCAACATTGAAGTTGACTGCTACTCTTGAAGTAACTAATGCTAAACCAAGATTAAAGACAGCAATTAAGAATAAGAGGATTGTTATTGATTCTTCAGGTGATCGTGTAATTCCATTTAGAGGAACTAGTTACGATACTGAAGTTGTGGAGATTTTATCTTACTCAGATGCATATAAACTAAGATATGTTTATGAAGGAACATCATCACAACCACCAGAAGTTGATAGTGCGGGTAATCTTATTACTGGTACTGACGTTACTAACAGATTCACTTTTGATAACGGACAGAGGGATACAGTATATGATGTTTCTAGAATCGTCCTCAAGCCAGGATTTGAACAGACAATAGGACAATTAGTAGTTGCTTTCGATTACTTTGAGCAATCACAAGGAGATTTCTGTACTATTGATAGTTATTTACATGAAGCAGGTGTACCACAAGATGAGATACCTAGTTTCAACTCTTCAGTTCATGGAATAGTACAACTTAAAAATGTTATTGACTTTAGACCAAAGGTAGATAACGATGCTATTATTGCTGGATTCCAAGATGTATCATCTCTAGAGAATACTGCTGGCCAATTTGCTGGTGCAGGTTCTGTTATTGCATCTACTCCTGCTCCTGATGTTGGATTAGAATATACATTCTCATTCAGTCAGGTTCAGTACTTAGATCGCATTGATGGTGTCTTCCTTAACAAAAAGGGAGAATTCCTAGTAAAAGAAGGAAACTCTTCTCTGAACCCCACTAAACCAGATCTCATAGATGATGCTGTACCATTGTTCTATGTTTACATTCCTGCTTACACAACAACTAGCAAGGATGTAAGAATTACTCCAGTTGATAATCGTCGCTATACAATGCGTGACATTGGTAAGTTGGAGAAACGTATTGATCGTTTAGAATATTATACAACATTAAGTATTCTTGAACAGCAAGCATTAAACATGCAGGTCAAGGATGAGATTGGTATGGATCGCTTTAAGAGTGGATTCTTTGTTGATAACTTTGAGGCACATAAAGTTGGTAATTTACCATCTTTGGATTATAATTGTGCTATTAATACACAACAATCTGTTTTACGTCCTCAATCAAAAGAAGATTCTGTATCTTTACGTGAAGTTAATACAAGAGAAGATCAGAGATCTGTATCTGGATATAAGAAGTCTGGTGATATTATCACACTTCCTTATTCACCATTGACTCTATTAGGAAATGATTTTGCATCAAAGACTTTAAATCCAAATCCATTTGTTGTTATTCAATATGTTGGAGATAGTGAGATATCACCAAATGTTAATACATGGTATGATCAGAGTATAGAACCATTAGTTGTTGATACAAATACGAGTTTATATACTATTTTCCTTGCTAAGGAAGATATTAAAGAGAGTTTCTCTAGTTTACATAATTCATTTGTAGTTAACTGGGTTGGTACTGCACCATCATTTAGTTCAATCAATTCTTTAGGTGGAGTTAATACACAAGAAGCTCAGTCATCAATCAACTTGGCCTCAGTATCAAGTTCTTCCAATATCAGTCCTCAAAACAATGATGTTGGTAAAGGATTGCAAACTAAAAATGTAAGAGGAAATCTTGTATCAACTGCACTTCAGTTCTTTGCTAAGAGTACTCCTATACAGTTTGCTATCAGGAGACTTAAACCAAATACTAAGATAAATGTTTTCTTAGAAGGTAGAAATGTTAATCGTTGGGTAAATCCTGACCTTAGATTTACTGGTATTGCTGGTAATTCACTTTCAGCATTCAATGGTGAAGTTACAACTGATGAGTATGGTAATGCTAGTGGAATATTATTACTTCCTGCTGGTGCTCCTCCAAGAGAAAATGCTACTTGGACTGGAGATGTTGATACAGTTGATTATGATACTTCAGCAGAAGAGATAAGAATCACCACTGGTGCTAAGACAATTAGATTCACTTCAAGTGCAACTAATGAAGATAAGGCCACAGTAGATACTTATGCTGAGGTTACATATTATGCTACAGGTATTCTTCCAGAGAATCCATCCAGTATTGTTTCTACAAAACCTGCATACTTCAAGGCAAATGAAGGTGTTCAGTTAATTGATAGTAATACAGATAATCCAATAAGACCAAATCCTCTTGCTCAGACATTTAAAGTTGAGAATTATGATGGTGGTGTTTTTGTAACTGGTGTTGATCTATTCTTTAATAAGAAGAGTAGTAATATTCCTGTAAAATTATACTTAACTAATGTAGATAGTGATAAGCCTGGTAAGAATGTAATTCCTGGAACAGAGAAGACTTTAACACCAAATACATTCCTTAAGTGTTATACAAATGGAAATGTATCTGTATATAAAGGAGAGAAAGTAACTGGATCAACATCTGCTGCTACTGGACCAATCCTTAAAGTTATTGATAAGAATGGTGTTGATTTAGTACCATCTGCTTCTGGTAAATTCTCATTAACAAACGAACAAGTTTATACTTTTGTTCTTGATAATCACAATGGACGTTCATTCCAACAGAATGAAGATTTAACTATTCCTTCTGTTACATTAGCAAATGCTACTGATGGAACAGAATTAAAAGTTACTATTGCTAAAGATAGTGGTAAATTATCTGATTTGAGAATTACTAATCCAGGACTCAATTATGATAGTGCTATTTTAACAATAGAAAGTCCTCAACTTCCAGGAGGTTCGGTTGCTACAGCACGTATAGAAGTTTCTGGTGGTAAGATTTATAATGCAGAAGTATCTCTTAATGGTTATGGATATACAGAACCACCATCTGTAGTTATTAAAGGTGTTGGTAATGGTGCAGGTGGATGTGAAATAGAAACATTTATTGATATTGATTCTCCAGCAGTGAGAATGGGTGTTTCAATTGACGAAGTTGGTGTTACCAATTCAACAACACCTACACACTTTGCATTTGATTATCCTGTATATTTACAGAATGATACTGAGTATGCTCTAACAGCAGAGACTGATTCTGTAGATTATGAGATGTGGGCCTCTAGATTAGGGGAAACCGACATATCAACAAGTACAATTATCACAACCCAACCTTCATTAGGTTCGGTTTACCGATCACAAAACGTAGATAACTGGACAGAAGATATATTTGAAGATCTTAAGTTTAAAGTTTATCGTGCAGAATTTGATATAACAAGACCTGCTGAATTGCTTCTTAAGAATAAGAGTCTAGGTTATGAATTACTTAATAGTAATCCATTTGAGACAAATGCTGGTGCTAATACTAATGCTAGTGCTAAGTTATTCAAGAATAACAATAGTGTTATAAAAGTTCATCATAGAGATAATGGATTTGAAACTGGTGGTAGTTCTTATGTATTCTATAGGGATGCAAAAGAGACTGCTGGTATAACCGCAGATATTCTTAATAATACTTTATTCCAAGTAACTAACTCTGGTGTTGATAGTTACAATATTACTTCAACATCTAAAGCAGCTGGAAATGCTATTGGTGGTGGAGATGTAACTTATGCTAGTTACAATAGAAAATTTGAGACTTTATATCCTCAAGTAAGTTATTTGACATTTACTGGAACTAAGTTAGATAGTTGGGTTAAAACTACTAATGTAATTCCTGTAGATTCTTTAACAAATAATTATACTTCTTATTCTCAGACAGATTATGAGAAGACATTCTTAAATGAATCACATTATTTCACTAATCAGAAGTTTATTGCTTCTAAGATTAATGAAACTATGAATAATGTTAATAATTCATTAGTTTATAAAATGCATTTATCATCTACTGTGTCTCATTTGAGTCCAATTGTTGATCTTTCAAGTGCTTCTGTTATAACATCTTCAAATAGAATTGAAAATGCTAATGGCCAAGAAGATAGATTTGGTAGAAGAGATCAAATTATTGAGTTCTTCCCATTATATACTTTCCAACTTGCGGGAAATGGTGGTACTGGTATAACAACCAATCAGACTATTCAAGGAAAAACAACAAAAGCAACTGGAACTATTGCTAAAGTTGATGGACAAACAGTATGGGTAAGAGTTAAGACAAGTCAATTCTTCCAAAAAGGTGAAGGTGTAGAACTTGCTAATCAAAGTTCATTAACAAATGTTACAATAGATAGTAGTCCATCACAGGTATTAGCAGAGATTGCTGATGCTGCTACTGTAATTGCTCGTAATCCATCTACTATTACTCAAACATATGATAATTTGATTACTGGTAGCACAGTTATATGGAATAATAAAACTCAAGAGTTAACTCTAAGAGTAGATTCACAACCAATTAATGATGATTTCACAGGAAGGATACAAGATAATGTTCTTTTCAACAGAAATGCTGATGTAGCATCTCAACTTGCAGATATTTTCCGCGTAGGTGATTTTGCAAAATATCCAAATCAACCTGATGATGAAGCATATTTCTTAGAAATTGGCAAGATAACATATACTAATGGTGTTGATTTTGTATCTGAGAATACATCTAAGAATAGTTCTTCTACTTCTAAGTATGTAACTAAGGAAGTTTCTATTGGTAGTCCTGCAACTGCTGTTGATGTACGTCTAACAGCAAATGTGAAGGATGTTTCTAATGTTGCTGTCTTATACAGATTCAAGAAAGCATCTAGTCAAGAGAATTTTGAGGATATTGATTGGGTATATTTCAATAATTCTGGAGAACCAGATAGTCTTGAAATAGCATCTAGTGAAAATAATATTTCTGGTGTTGTAGAGAAACAATCTTCATATCAAGAGTTGAAGTTTAGTGTTTCTGATCTACCAGAATTCTCATCATTCGCTGTTAAAGTTGTCATGAAGTCTGTAGATCCTGCATATGTACCTAAGATTCAAGACATAAGAGCAGTAGCATCTTTCTAATTCCGCGAAATGGACTATTTGAAGGTTGATGGACATGACGGTCTCGTTAGAGATGTAAACACAGGTGCCATCATTAATCAGGACGATTCTGCAATAGAGGCAAGGAGAAAATCCAAGCACCTAGCTTCCGCATTAGAGGACATAAATATGTTGAAGAATGAACTCTTCGAGATTAAGTCCCTACTGCGAGATCTAGTAAATGCCAGCAATTAATATAGCGAGAACCGATACCCTTGAAATGCAGAGGGTAAAGGTCAACGACATCGCTTCACAACTGTTTAACGTTACTTCTGGAGGAAGTGATCTACAAGCAGGTAACATAAAATTAGGAGATGGTACAGTCTCCAGTCCTAGTCTGGCCTTTACAAACGATCCAGATTTAGGTATATACAAACAATCCAATGGTGTATTTGGATTTGTTAGTAATAGTAAGAAATTATCAGACTTATCAGAAGGAGCAACGAAATATTATAGGGACTTCGTTGTTGAGAAGAATAGTCTAAACTCTTTATATGTTGCTATTCAAACTGCTGGTAATAACTATGATGCTGGATCATATCCAGATGTACCAACATTAGGTGGTACTGGTGATGGTGGTTCTCTTTCCGTAACTGTTGCTGGATTTATTGGAACTATTACTCAAGGTGGTACTGGATATGTTCCAGGTACATATCAGGGTGTTTCTGTAGGTACAAGTGGTTCTGGTACTGGTGCTACTATTGATTTTACCATTGATGAAATTGGTGGTGTTTTAACTAATGGTGGTGCTAACTATCAAACAGGTTCATATAGTGGTGTTGCTCTTACTGGTGGTACTGGTTCAGGATTGGCAGCAGACATTACAGTTGATTCTTGGACTACTAATACTACTGGTGGTACAGGATATCCAGATGGAACTTATAAGAGTATTCCATTAACAGGAGGAAGTGGAGCAAATTTCCTTGCAAATATTTCTGTTAGTGGTGGTGCTGTTCAAGAATTTGGTGCTGCTGGAGGTAGTGAAGTTATATCAGCAGATGCTGGTTATGCTATTAGTGATCAACTTACAGGAACTCTTCCCCTCACAGGTACACAGACATTTGTAGTTAAGGCCGCTTGTGGTAGATATTACTTTGATGGTAAGCAGGCTGGAAACTTTAGTCTATTCAAAGGAAAAACATACGTATTCAATCTTAGTGATTCTAGTGCTGATTCACATCCAGCATTCTTTTGTACCACAGTAGATGATACTGCTACTATCATAGGTACTGGTGATGGTGTTACATATACACTTGATGGAACAGATGTTTCAGAAGCAGATTGGCTTGCAAACTTTACAGGAT